TTTCTCCCTTTAAAAATTCGACGAGCTCGGGGATCTTGCCCTGGTTTCCCTCGACCAGCGCGACAATTTTGCTTGCAGCACCATGAGAAAAATTCTCAAGATCTGCAAGCAGGGTTATCGCCCTGGGGACAAGAAGGCCTGCGAGTTGGTCCTGCAGCCACTTCTCAACATCATCGTTCTTCTTTTTCAGCAGTGCAAGTTTTTCACGGCGGATCGCGTTGTCGAGGTCTACCTTCTCGCGCTGCGCGGGATCAATGTCGATATCGGCAGCGGCGCCGTTCTTTTTTTGCAAGTATAATTTTGCATACCGTTTCACGTCGACAAGCGCAAAACTGCGATCCTTACGGTGCGGTATCATCCCGCGATGGAAATGATTATAAAGCGTTGATTGCTTGACCGTGAAGCCAGCATCCTGCAGGTATTTGAAAACCGCCATGAGATTTGGGAAGGATTCCGGGTTTTGTTGCGGGGATCCCGGTTGAGGATCCCCTGCAGTATTTTGCATTTGCAACTGATTTTGCATCAGCCCTTTATCCCTCCGAGGAAGGCGTTGAAGTTCGTGACCAGGTCTGATACGCGGTTGATGAGCATGTTCACGCTCTCGGAAAGCCCGGTCGTGTTCGTGTATGCCACTGTCGTGATCGTGGTGATCGTGGTCGATGCCACCGCAAGGGCGGATACGGTCGTGAGGCCGCCGAACTCGATGATGCAGGTGTTCGATATTACATAGCGCGATACCTTGCCGACGAGGGAATTGCTGCCCTGGGTGAGCGTGAAGGTGCCGTCATCGGACATGTAGACCGGCTTGCCGACGTCGGTGATGGCGACGCCGGTGAGCGTGACCTGCATCTTGCCGGATTCGATGACGTCCACCGTCTCCGCGCCGTACATGCCGGTGCTGTTATTGACCTGTGCGTCCGCAAAGCCGCGGAAACTGTCCCCCGCCGTGAGAGCGCGCGCGTAGCCGGAGCTAATACCCACTGCCGAGCCACGGTATATCGTGGACGAGCAGTACACCGGGTATGTGTTTATGACGCCTATTTCAAAGATTCTTGCGAGATCTGCTGAAAGAGCCATGGTTAATTACCTCCTTTTCCGTTGGAGACCTTATTAACGGTTTTCCTTACGAGCCCCTTCTCTTCCGCCTCCATGTAGGCCGCGTAGGTCTCGTAATTGCCGCGCCACTCGGCTCTGATCGCCGGCTCGCTGTCCCATTTTGCCTTTATCCTTTCTTCAAAGGAAATACGATCGAAAAAACCCCGCGGAAAAGTATAATTTCCGCCGGACTCAGCCGTAGAGATTTTTTCTGGTGCAGGTTTTTCTTTTCCCGCCGGTTCGTCCAACTTTGCGCGTGTCGCCGCGCCCGTTTCGAGCTTTGCCCGGGCGGCGCCCTCTGCGAGACCTTTCTCATAGGCCTCTTTTTGAATCTGCGCGAAAATTTCTGGATAAGCTTTTTTGAAGTTTTCCACTGTAATTTCCATTTTTTTTGTTCCTCCTATTTTTATTATTTTTTTTAAAATGCTCGCCCTGAGCATCATGTCTCTTCCTTTGGCTCCAAGCCGCGAGAGAAGTTGATTAATTGTCGAAACACCGTCGACGAGGCCAGCCCCTATGGCCTGCTTTCCTATGAAGATCCTGCCATCACCCCAATCACCGAGGGCAGCGAGCGGGATCTCCCTGTTTCTCGATACCGAATTACTGAAGAGCGAGTAGATATAGTCCACCTGGTCCTGCAGGTACTGCGCGCCCTCCTTCGAAAGCGGCGCGTACTCCGAGTCGATCCTTTTGTACTTGCCGGCGAAGATCTCCGTGGTCTTGATGCCGACCTTCTCTTCCCATTTGCTGTAATCCACATGGGCGGTCACCACGCCGATGGAGCCTACCCAGGGGGTATCGCCGGAGATGTAGACGCCGTCAGCCGATGAGCCTATCCAGTAGGCGGCGGACGCCATGATCCCGTCAGTGTAAGCAACGATCGGTTTAAGGCCTTCTAGACGGGCCTCATATATTGCCGTTGCGAGCTCCTCGGTGCCGTCCACGGTGCCGCCAGGGGAGTCGATATCGAGCAATATCGCGGTCACGTCCGGGTCCGCGAGCGCTCGCTCGAAATCCTTTTTAATGAGCTGCGTCGATACGCCGCCGCTGATTTGCGTCATTAGGTTCATCTTCTTCGCGATAATTCCGTCGATGGAGATGATGGCGACGCCGTTCTCGACCTGGTACGGTCTCTCCACGTTCTGCAGTGGCTCGCCGATTTTCGCCTCAAGTTCTCTTATGTTGATCTTTTCGCCGCGCAGGTGCGTGAAGTAGATCGCCTGGATCTCAAGGAGCTTGTCCGGGATGATCGCCCAGGGGCTTGTCAATACGTCAAGGAGTTTCATGGGCGGCCTCTACTTCTTGTTTCTTTATTCTCGCGGCGATATTCGCCCGATCTGTCCGTAAAATGTCCAGGATCGCGCCGGTATCCAGCGCGATCGCCTTGAGGAGGCCTGCCTTTTCTGCCGGGAGAAATTCTTCAAGCTGCTCTTTGTTTTTTTGCAGTTCGAGCTCGGCTGCGGCGATTTTTCTATCGAGCTCGACGAGGTTATCCTTTTCCACGGCCATGCGCGCCTGTAGTTCGCTTACCTCTTTGCGATAGTTCTTTGCCAATTCCTTTTCTTTACTGGTCACGCCTTCCTCCTTTTTTTCTCTCTGAAGCTCAAAACCCTGCATATTCTGGAATTTACATGGTTTTTCATTTTTTCCATTGAATTAAAAATGTCAAAAGTTCTTATTCCTCGCGGCTCTCGCAACTGCAAAGAAGAAACCCCATGGAAGGACCCGCGTATCTGCAGCGGGGTCAAAGGGTTTAACTCTCGAGTTGTTTTGTTTGTATTGTCTTTAGGTTTTAGGGGGGGGTATAAGGGGGGGGATTTTTGAGCCTCATAGCCCCTGACTTTTTCGTATGAAAAAAATAGTCTCAAACCATTGGAAATGTTTATATTTTTAATTATCATCGAATCCCGCTATCCTGCTCTTTGTCCACACGGTGTCCACAAAATGTCCACACGCTGTCCACGTTGTCCACGTTGTCCACAAACTCATTTCCTCCCTTGTTTTGCCGAGACCTCAGGCAGCGCCCAGGCGGTCAAAGGCATGAAGACGCAACCCTTGGCAAGTTTAAAAGTCCGCTCCAGTCCGTTGGGGTTCGAAAGCTCGTCGGCCCAGTTCTTTCCTTTCGCGATCCGGATCACGTGATCGCCGTCACGGTGCCCCATCGTAAGGTATATGCGCGGTTTTTCGAGCCCGCGCCCACCGCCCAGGCCAAGATCATTGGAGGTGTTCCCGTCGCGGTCCTTCTTTTGTGGATTCTTTTGAAGCGCAATGATCGCAATTCCCTTATCAAGTCTGTCGTAAATTTTCTTCAACAGTGCTCCGACCTTCCAGAAATCTTCGTGTATCTCGAGAAAATCGATCACATTGATTGCATCTGGCCTGATTACGTCGTGGAAATCCCCGGCCCTATCCCAGAAGTTACATGCCTCCCAGGTCTTCGGGGACAGTTCAAATTTCTTGATCCGGGCGGAGAACTCTTCAGGGCCCATCTCCGACGAAAAATAGTGTATTTCGTTGTTGAACATGTTCATGAATGTGAAGTTCAAAAGAAAGGCAGTCTTGCCCGAGTTCGGTTCCCCGGCAATGACGATGATATTTTTTTGGTATGTTTTGATGAGCTGTTCGATTTCGAAGGGATATCGAATATCTAGTCCAGGGCTTGTCTCGGCCAATATCTGGATCTTCTCGCAGACCTGGTCTACAACGCGGAAAAGACCCCGCAGCTCGCCGGTACGCTCGATCAGGCCTTGCTTTGTGAGGCGGGAAAGGTTCTCCGATGCGGTCTTTTTCGCCACGCGGCCCGTGATCCCCAGGTCTGCGTGTAAGTCTTTTATTGAAAAGGTCCCTGTCGCTTCATCAATCCAGGAGCGAATCTCGGCCGCCAGATTGCGTTCCCGGGTATCAATACCATAAATTATCTGCTGAATTTTTTGCTCGAGCTCGGGCGTGAAATCCTTATTGCCGTTACGCAGGTTTTGATATGTATAGGTGAGCTGATCCGCGTTAGCTCCCCGCCGGGAATAGTCCTGCAGGATCGCAAAAATGTCATTGGCCGGGATCATAACAGTGACCTCACAGCTGCGGTAAAAGTTTTGGCATCGCGCGCCATGACGAATGCGATCGTGTCGCCGCGCCAACCACAGCCAAAACAAAAACCGCGGTTATTTTTGATATGGAACGAGGGGTCATGGTCCTCATGGAAGGGGCAAATCGCCATACCTCTTTTAACCTCAATGAGTTCAGTGAAAGGGAATTCTCGCGCCCGGCGAATGTCCTCTTCAGAAATCCTTATCCCTGGTGAGGCATCACCGCCACGGAGGTCGAAAATTTCGAGCTGGAGCCGCAGGACCTCTTTGACCTTTTTTCGGATATCCGCGTGAGTAAGCAGCGCCGCGATCGTTTGCTTCCGATGAAGATAACTCCCGTGGTCCTCGAGCAGCTGAAAAAGCATTTCAATGATTTCGGCCATGGAGGCCTTCAAAAAGGCTGTCCTTCTTTTTTTGGCCCATTCTTGATCGACCGCATCGCGCAGCTCGTCGATCCGTTTGCGTATGTCCGGGGCAACCTGTGTGTAAAAAACATCGCGTGCGGCGATCATCGCATTTTCACTATTTACCACTTTCCCTTACCTCCATGGGCGGGATCTCGCCACGGGCGCGCCGAGCCTCAATCTCATCGTCGAGCGCTTTGTAAAGCAAAAGATCCTGACCGCCGGCCTCGAAAAGGGTTTTTCGATAGTTCAAAAGGCACCACGAATTTACATGTTTTAATTCCAGAAAACGGCCATGGCGCGTCAAATAATAAAAAGCGCCGTTCCCTGGATCGAAGAAAAATTTAGATGCTATTGTTTGCAATTTTTCGTTCACGTCTTCTTACCTATCAGCGGCGTAAGGTCACGGCTCGTCAAAAAACGACGGAGAGATTTTCTGTCGCCCTGATGAAAACTACTAAGGGCGTTTTTGTAGGCGCTTCGATCGAAAGCGAGTGCCTTGTCCGCGGGCAGTGCTCCCGCAGAAAAAGCCTCGAGGAGCTTAGCCGCCACTGCATCGGCGATCGCATCGATATCTTCTTGTGCCAACTTCATCATTTATTCCCACTATCCCGCAAAAATAACATCCTTCCTCGCAATTTTTTTTCGATAGCGATGTAGTTAATTATTGGTACCGGCACGTTGCTTGAAAATTTGATTAATAGTTCGTTTATTTCTGGGGACTGCTCGAACAAAAAAATCACCCGGCCATTAACAAGCGTTAGCTTAGCGGCCGCGCCGCAAAGCTCAAGATAGGCCGCCTGGCGGACGTCATCGATCGGAATGTACTCTGGCATAATTGCCTCCTTTTCTTAGTGTGCCCCCGTCCTCGAAGCGTGATTTATAGAGGATTATAGGATTGCTCAATGTACGCCCTCCCGGATACCCTTGTTAATCTCAGGAATTATTTCCCGGACAAACTCTCTCTTCGTGACGATGCTGCCCTTGACGGTGATGGGGATGGTGATATTGTAGACCGCTCCGGCTTTACCCTTCGGGATAACCTGTTCACCTTTCTGCAGTATCGCGGGAAATTCATCACTTGCTAACCCGCTATGAAGGCGCGGGGCATTGATGAATACGGCCGGGTTGACAGGATGCGACGGGATATATGTCTCGCCTACAACGCCGCCTCCGTGGGGGAATATCCCCGGGACATAATTCGCGCTCGCGGGGATCCCAAAAGAGCCTGTTGCAGAGGACGGGAGAAAGCCTCCTCCGAACAGGCTGCCGAGGCCAGGCATAAACAGGCTCAGGCCTGTCGAGATCAGGCTGCCGAACCCTCCGCCTCCGAACAACCCGCCTCCTCCTCCGAACAGCCCGCTTGACGATTCGGACATGGTTGCCATCGCCCACAGCCACTGCGTGACCATCTTCGCGGTCATGTCGGCGAAGACCTTCCAGAGAGAATCTGTGAAGATGTCCCAGTAATCGCTGAAGGAGCTCATGCCGCCCTTCATGTCGTAGATCATCGAGCTAAAGCTGTTCGACGTGGCGCCATAAAAGCCCATTGTAACGTCATAGCTGGCCTGCCCGAGGCTTATCTGGTCGAGGTACATCTGAGAGAAGGCCGCGCTCATGCCGCCCGCTATATCGTCGCTTCTTTTGCCGAGGTTGATGAGCGCCTTCGTCTGCTGGTTCGCCGCCCACCGTGCGGCATATACGATATCTCCGCCGTCGGCGATATACTTCTTCTTCTGCGCCTCGATCTGGTCCATGCGGAGGTTGTATTCCGTCTGTTCCATGCCGATGATGTCCTGGACGAGCTCATAATTGATATCGGCGATACGCTTGGCATTATCAGTCTCGATCTTCAGGCGCGCCGCGGCGGCGTTCTCCTCGACCGCCGTCTTCGTCTTCTCTATCTCCTCGAAGGAGATGGCGCCCTCCAGGTACAGCTCGTAGAGCTTGCCGAGCTTCGCGTTCTCCTGGGAGATGATTGCGTTTATCTGGCGCTCGTTCTCGGTGCGCGCGAAATCGGCCTCCTCCGTGACAATCTTGCCGTATTCGTCGGCCATCTTCTCGCGGCGCTTGAGCTGCTCCTCCTCGAGCTTCGCGCCCAGCTTGTAGGCCTCTATGGCCCGCCTCTCCGCCTCTTTTGCCGCCGTGTCCGCCCCTTTCGACGGGAGGATCGGCGCTGCCTTTTTCGGCCGGGGGATGACGGGCGATGGCGTAGATTCTTTCCAAAAGGACCCTATGAGGTCGCCATAACCGAGGAGCTTCTTCTCAAGGGATGATCCTCCCTCCCATTTCTCCACTTCCCCGCCTGTAAGCGCGGCGGGAAGCTGCCGTATCGCGTGAGCCACTGCGGCGACGCCTTCTCCAACTGCGGTTCCGACGAGGTCAAATGCGGCAACAGTGCCGACGGCGGCCGAGGCCATGCCCCGGAGAATACTTGAGGCGGCTTCTGCGGCCGTGATAAATGATTTACCCTTCTGTGTAGAATCGATAAAACCCGTTGCAATCGCATCGAGGGCCGGAACTACTGAGCCCAAAGATTGGGCAACCACGCCCTGCATTGACCACTTTATTCTACTTAAATTATCGTTGAGAGATTCAACTGCCAAAAGCGTCTCGCGGGTCACCACGAGACCGAGGCGGCGCGCCTCCTGCGCGTATGCACTGAGGCCTTCCCTCCCGAGGTTGAGCATGGGTATCATTTCGGCGCCGGCGCGGCCGAAGAGGTTCATGGCCAGGGCAGTCTTTGTGGTCCCGTCCTCCATGCCGGCGAACCTGTCTGCAACGTCTCCCATCACATCATCCAGGCCGCGAAGTTTTCCTTGATTGTCCTTCGTGGCGACGCCGATGGCCTTAAACGCGCGGTCGGCCTCCTCGGTTTCTGTCGCCATGTTTTTAGCAAGCTTACCAAGGCTTTGCGCGACGGTCTCGAGTTCAATGCCCGACAGGCGCGCCGCATAACCGTAGGTTTGCAACGTATCTGTTGCGACACCCACCTTTTGGGACAACTTCGCAATGTTGTCCATCGCCTCAAGGGAGTCTTTCGCGAGCTGCGTCATCCCGGAGAGCACAAAGGCGCCCCCCACGAGGGCGCCGATTTTTGCGATTCCACCGCCGAGCTTGCCCAGGGAGGAATCCGCCTTCCTGATCTGATCGTCGAGCTTCCCGAAGTTCTGCCGCGTCTTATCGATCGTGACATTGCCCTTGTCGTCGACTACGAGTTCAATACTAAGTTTTGAGGCCACGGATCACCCCCGTTAATTTTTTTTCGCACAATTGCTCGCAAGAGCGTGCGTAAGGTTCCGCATCAAGCTTTTAAAAAAAC